ACCGTTGCCTCGGTTTCCTCGCGCACCATTGTTTCCGGGGTTACCGGGACTGCCGGGGTTTCCTGAATTACCTGCGTTGCCTGCGTTTCCTCTTACGCCATTGTTGCCTGCGTTACCGGGATTACCTGAGTTTCCCGCATTACCTCCCGCACCGGCATTTCCTGCGACACCCGGATTACCCGGGTTACCAGCAGTACCTTGGTTACCGGGATTCCCGGCGGCTCCATTTCCACCGGGGTTTCCTGATGAACCTTTAGCTTGGATGGAAACCTTTGAGATTCCCGGCGGCAAGTTAAAAGTACCCGAGGACGAGAGTGTTACCGTACCCCCGGGAAATAGAGGGTCGGCTTTAAGAGAGGTTCCGAGGAACGGCATTTAGCTCACCTTTACGGCTAGTTCAACAAAGTTGCTTGGTAGGTCTGATGACTGAATTGCGTAACCAGTTTTTCTGTATGCGTCTGAGCCGTCCTCTGCTTCCCAGATGACGATGTCATAGATGATTACCGGAGATGCAGTAAATACTATTGGCTCTTCATTCTCATCATCGAACCAAGTGGATAGTGCGGCCAAGTTTTCTGCGTCTTCTTGATATTGCAAGTCTTGAAAAAGAATAGCGCGAGTGTCTAGCCACGCCCTCAGTTGAGATGTAGCTAACTGCCCGATCTTTCCGTGAAGATTGATGTTGTCATAACGAACAGGAGTGGTCATTTTTAAGCCTCATAGAATGACAGTGAAACGTAAATCGTAGTGGAACCCTTCACTAATAATGCGGTGTATATGGTTTCCTTGTTGGCGGAGGCGTTTACTGCTGGCTGTGTGGACGAGCTGTTGTACTTGATCGTGTAGCCACCCGGAGCAGCGAGAGTAAAAGTTCTTCCGCCAGTGCCGTCCTGCTTAACGAAGATTGTGACTGACCTTGCTGTTCCGGCAGGGAGTTCGTCAGTATCTGGAAGCGTGACGGTTGTGTCTCCAACCAATGTGTAGCGAACATTGTTGGTTGCATCTGGAATAGTTTGTGCGCCAGTTACGCTAGTATTTGACGCAATAATTTCTTGGAAATTCTCGAGGGTGACATCAGTGACTTTGTTGTTATCGAAGTCAATGTCACCCGTCATGGTGCCGCCCGCAAGCGGCAACTTGGCGGCGATAGCATTGTTAGTTGTCGTTGCGAAGTTGGAGTCATCGCCCAGTGCAGCGGCCAGCTCGTTGAGCGTGTCCAGAGCAGCGGGTGCGCTGTCCACGACATTTGCTACAGCCGTGTCCACGTATGTCTTGTTTGCGGCATGTCCGTTTGCTGTTGGGTTCGGAACTGTTATCGCAGTGGTGGTGGACGCGCCAATGTCGGCAATGGTCTGAAGGTTTAGCGTTGTAGGTACAAATGCAGACGAGCCAGCGTTGTAGACGAGACCTTGGTTTGCTGTCGGAGTGGTTGTAGCCACATTAGATAGATCGCCAATCGCTATGTTTGCAAACCCAGCAGAAGATACAAATGAAGAGCCGTTGTAGACTTTCATCGCATTTGAGCTTGTGTCGTACCACAGGTCGCCCGTGGTTACTCCGCCCGGGGCAGAGCCTCCTATAAAGTAGGTAGTAGCAAAGGTGTTCACATTGTTGATGTTTGAAGCAACTGTGTTCACGTTTGATATTGATCCGGCCACAGCATTCACGTTGCTCGTGTTAGACGAGACGGAGGACACCGCACTAGAGATGCCAGCGACTGTAGTCACATTGGAATCAATCCCTGCAACCGTATTAATGTTTGATGCGTTGTTAGCGACAGCGGTTATATTGCTGTCAATTCCAGCGACTGTGTTCACGTTAGCAATGGAGCCTGCGACAGCTCCGATTGTGTCGGTGCCTGTAAGGTTTGTTGCGACAGTACCAATGTCTGTTGCGTCTCCTGCTACTGCTGTTACGTTGGCTGAGATTCCTGCGACAGTGTTTACGTTGGCGATGTTTGTTGAGACTGTGCCGATGTCTGAGGCATCGCCTGCGACAGCCGTTACGTCTGATGCAATGCCAGCAACTGAGGTTACGTTTGCGGAGATTCCGCCAACAGTGTTTACGTTTGCAATGTTGGTTGCAACGGTGTTGATGTTTGATATGCCGTTAGCAACGGTTGTGACGTTGGTGCTGGTTGCCCAGTATTTCGCTGAGTAGTTTGTGCCGTCCACAGTACCGCTGACTTTGATTGCCCACTCAGAGGCGGCACCCTTGCCAGCAGTATCAGTGATTCCTGTGCCGCCTATGGCCCATGCCTTTGCTGAGTAGTCTGATCCTGATACAGCGCCATCAACTTTGTTCGCGTAGTTCTTGACGAGAGTGCCATCAACAATCTTCAGGAACTTGCTTGCATCTGGTGTTGCATTAGAGGATGTGTGAGCAACTGTGCAGACAAAGGTGTCTTGATCCTTTGTGGCGATGTCGAGAACTTTGTATGCGGTTGATGTTGCATAGGTGCCGCGTGCATTAAAGATTTCGATGCCAGAGTCAACATAGCTGTTTGCTGTCCCCACTCGGACTTGTAACTTGTTGTTGTCTGTCGTGAGCACCCTTACAGAAAAGACCGTCGGGTCAAAGATGCCTGTCGATGCGTTAAATATGTCGCCAAGCATTTGAGCGATAGTGCGGTCGCCTAGCTCGGCATTCTCCATATAGGTGTCGAGGATGTGCTCGCCAGTCTTTGAGGAGACGAATCTTAGTTGCTCACTTGTTGGGCGTGTAATAGCCATTAGATGTTCACCTTGAGGTTAGCCACTTCGATTTCGAGATCGCGGACTTGCTTCTGTAGCTTCACGATTGTCTTGGCGTTGGTTGCGCCCCAATCAGTAGTGTTGAGATCGACCTGATTAAAGACGGCGTGGACATAGTTCACGATGTCAGTATCTAGATCGGGCTCCATTGCTGCTGCGATTGCGTTTATCGTGTTAGCCATTTTGCATCCTCTGTTTCTCGCTCATCGGAATAAGGTTTCCTTTCTGAGCTTCACGTTCGATTTGTTCCTGCGGCGCAACACTTGCTCCACGCATTTTCTCCATAAGGGCGATTTGCTGACTAGGTGAGTTACCCTGTTGCTTCTCTTCCTCGGAGATGCGGAACTGGTCTAGGTCTGAAATGCCAAGTGCGCGGATTGCTTCTTCTGCAATCTTGCCCATCTTGTATTCCATGTTGAGGCCAGTCTGGGACATGATCTGTAGCATGTTCATCCACGTCTCTGCGTTTCGTGTTGGCTCCACTGGTAGCGTGCCATCGATAACGAGATAGTCGATCTTGCCTTGCAGGTCTTTAGCGCCATAGTCGATGTAGCCATCCTGAACCAAGTCAGCTAACTGACCGGGCATCTTGTCTTCATCGATCTTGATGGAGCCGTTAATTTCTATTGCGTCCTGAATGTTCGAGGTCATCATGCGAACCATTGGACGGATTGTTGTAGCGGAGATGACGCGACTTAAAACACCAAGGCGCTGAGAGCCGAGCTGAGTCAGACGTTGGATTTCTGTTGCTGTTCTAACGTCTGGTGTCGGCATACCTTGTTGTGCATCGGATGCGCTGGACACTCGGTTCTTGAGTTCGGACATCGCTTGGATGTCGTTCCAGTGTCCACGAGTAACGTCAGGGACTTGAGCAATATAGACACCATCACCGGGTTTCGCTCCGGGCATGGTTCTCACAACACCCCAAGGGTTTCGGTCAATGAGGTCTGGCACCATCACCTGTGTTGGATCAACAAAGATTAGGTTATTGAGCGCAGCCTGAACATTATCGATACGGCTTCGTAACAGCCACGTAGCAATGTCGTGCATGGGCAACATAAGATCATAGAGTGACTGTCCCCAAGTTTTGTGTGTGTCGTTATAGAGGCCACCCATCACCATCGGGAACTGCTGACCGTATGGGTTGAGCTGCATACGGATACAGACGTGCTCGTCTAGGATCGTGATGACCATCCAGATTTGTTCGATGGACGGAATGCCAATCTCGTGTCCTGAGAATCGCACCCAACATTCGTCAGTGACGCGAGCGTCTCCTAGTGTGAAGTATGCGTGGTCTGCCATGCCTCCACTGTTCGGAGCGGCAGGATCAATATTAAGTCCACGACCTTCTTCTTTGTGCCAGCGGTGGGCTTGCCAACCTGACTTCGCCGAACCTGTTCGGTGGCGTAGCTCGGGGTGATCCTTTAGCTTGGGGTAGAGGCCAGTGTTGACTAGCGAGTTATATGACTGGTAGTCGGTGAACACGCAGAACTGCCACTGCTCCCATTCGCCCCAGCTTACTCTTGGGTCTGGGAAGCATCGGCGTGGATCAATGTTGACGATACGGTTCTGATTGTCATTGGCATCCCACACAACTTTGGTGGGGGCGAATCC